CAGCTATACTACCACTGTACCAGTCTATTAAACCAGCTGTTTGTGTCAACCTGTTACGGTAAACCCAAGTTAAGATGATATTACCTCGTGTTGCAGAGCTAATCCAGTAGTTTCCGTTAAGTTGTAGCTTTGCTGGAGGGTATGGCAGGTGCATCCTACCAACTGTAAGGAATGTATGTTCTGTTGCATCAGTAATAGTAAGCTCTGCCTTCGGTGTTCTGGGTGTAAGTTTAATCTTAACAGTCTCTCCAACTAACCAGTTCGTACCTTCCCCTACAGAGAATGAGCCTAAACCATAGAGTCTAGCCCCATTACTATGAGCTGTCGGGACAGTATCAAGACAGCCCCTTGTCACAGTAAGAGTGGAACTGCCTATTGCAGTGACTTCCATGATTTCATCGTCTATTTGTATCCAATTATCCAGCTCGAGAAGTTCAATGTCAATAATACTGCCGATATTAAGGGTAGTATCTGTACTTGCTCGACCTATACTGCTGGTAAGCAGTGCAGTAAAGCAGAAGTCAAGTGTAGTCTTTCTCTTATAATCGGAAGTAGTTGTACTCCATACACCGGCTGAGTAGCTGTCACCACTAGGTGACGCTGCCCCAACTGCAACGTATGTAGTAAGAGGATCAACACCTTGTGCAAACTGGTCTCCTTTTTGCAGAGCTACTGCATAGTACGGTGCTTCAAATACAACTACATTAGTTGCGTCTATAGGGTCTGTAATCGAAGTTACCCAACCAGACGTAGGTATGCTTATGTAAGTAACATCAGCAGCATTAGCAAAGTCTTGTATAAACTCAATAGTTACATTACTCTTTGTAATGTTTCCAAGGTTAAGATTAACTACTCGGCATATGATGTCAGATTCTAATTCCTCCGGACTGCGAAGGATAAAAGCATCCCCAGGATTGAGGCCACTTACTGTGTTATTACAAGAGATACTTCCACTGTAGATAGGAAGTGAAAGCTGTCTTGCATCGCGAACACCTATTCTCTGAGCCATAGCCATCGTAGCTATACCAGAGTACTCTAACGTCTCCGTAACAACATCACTTTGACGCATTGCGAGGGCTGGATTAACTATCTTATACTGATCTGCCTTATTAGTATCCCAGTCTTTAAATTTAATAATAACTGTTGAAGGAAGTTTATCTAGTGTCTTCTTGCTAAGACTGGTTATAGTATTAAATACACTACTGTCAATGACAGGAAGACCGCTTGTATCTGCTATTTTCCTCTGTGCAGTTATCCTCCATTCTCCAGTTACCCTGTCTTGGTAGTAAACACATTGTATATGTTTACCTACTTCCTTCATAAATTCGGAAAGAGTATTCTTTCTGTTCCAGAAGAAGGTAAAAGCTAGACCTTCATCATAACAAGTTTGTGCAGCGGCAAGCCAATCAACTTCTGGAAGGAGAGCTTCATCTACACCCATACCCCATACAGTATCAGTAAAGCACTCCCGTAAGACATGGACACCATTAATAAAGTCTGTTACGGGTTCAGCTAGTGCGGATTGCCATTGTGTGTCTCCATTAAGCAAGCTTTTAGTCCTTACCCCGACTAACTCGAACTTCTTAAGGTAGTAGTTTGTCCCCCAGTAGACTTGTTTCGCCGCTAGGCTAACAAACTGCCGGTAAGCCGGAATATTCCCAGATGGGTTCATCTTACTTTGGAGATAAGTGTTCTCTGTTTGGCTACTTAAACCACGAAGTAATTCAAAAGTACCGACTAGTCCACCCTCTCTGGAGTTCCCACCTAATAGTTCTGGCGCATCTACTGTAAACTCCCCCTCTATAACTTCACCACTCCATGCAAGCTTCTCGTCTAGGTATATTTGGCGGATACTGTCAATTGTATGGCATAGGACGAAGTGAAATCCAGCATAATAAGTGCTTACTGTGGCCGAAGGTGCACTCTTACCCATTTTTTAACCTCTCTAGTGCGTAATTAACTGCTGCTTCTGCCCGAAAGTCTCCTGTTGCGAGGAGTTTGCTTGCAGGGATGCCTTCCTTTATGGCAGTTCGGAAGTCTATGTTTGCCTGTTTTGCAAATAAACGGTAGCCATTAACACACCCACCGCTAGGTATAACTGCTCTTATGTCTGTAAAAGTTACAGTAACGTCTTCAATGTTCATTATTTCTTACCTGCTGTACTTACTTTAACCTTCTTAATAGCTAAATCACCATACCAAGCGATGATAACGGGTAGTCTAGCTTTGCCAAATAGGACTGGGATGCTAGTCCCTATCTCTGAGGTAGGTACTTCAAGCGATTTATCTTCAACATTTGGTGCTTTAGCACTACCTCCGAAGAGGCTCATGGCAAATGTAGCCACAGATAGTACAAGAGATACTATTAAAGCTACTAACATCCAAGCTATAAAAGGCATTACAGTAAACTCCCACCGTTGAAAGGGTTCTTAGAAGGTATATAGGAGAAACAACCGCAATTGGCTAAGTTACTAAAGGTAATACAACTTATCTCTGTTAAGTTACATATCTGGTATAAGCTTAATGTTCCTGTTACAGTTCCATTAAAAGGTTCTGCAAGTACAATAGCTGTACCAACTTGTGTAAGTACCCTTCTAGTCTGTCCAGCAATACTACAATAGCCGTTACTATAGGTGTTATCATCTGCTGTTAAGGTGGGGATAGTAAAAGAAACTCCACTTAGGCTAAGTACTATGAAAGTTTCCTTAAAATCTTCCTTATTAACCCCACAGTTAGTGTCTCCGAAGGTCTTCCAACACTGTCCAGCAAGCTTACCTCCACTTATCTTTCTATTTAACCTATTAACGGCAAAGTCAGCGTTAATAATATAGTTAGGTTCTTTGTACTGCACCTCAGAGACTATACCTTGCCAGAAAACATTACCATTTCTTCTTATAAGGAGAGTAATCCTTGCTTCTGGCTGGCGTAGGAACAAATTCCGTACCCATTTAATCCCTTTAGGAAAGGTTAAAGTTACATTATTCTTAAGTGAGTTCTCTGTAACTTGAATGTCAGACCGTTTAAGGCCAGCTACAGGGGTATAGGTTAATCCCCCATAGCTCTTTGGAAGTAAGGAGGATGTATATCCTACCTCCACTACTCCTTCTGTAAATAGATAAAGTTCTGTCATAAAGTTACACTGGTTACGGGGAAGTTAACAATAGCTTTACTTCGATTAAAGTACCGTATATCGAAGCTATCCGTTGCAGATCGCATTAAATGAACTACCTCGATACTTGTTATGTTAAGTATATCAGTTGTAAGGGCAGATAGCAAATGTATTGTTTCTGTTCCATCATAGTTATTGGAGATATGGGAGATTTTTATAACAACTTCCACATCTCCAGTGATATGGATATACTTTGGCTGAGTGATAGCCATCTGGTTAAATATTGCAAGAAAACTAGTAGCCCCACTTGTTAGACTTGTAAAGGAGAATTGTATGTCATTCTCCTTAGTAGGAAGCCAGAATGCAAAAAACTTACCTTGTAAATCATCCAATTTCCGTTTAAGAAGGTATACTTCTTCCGCTGTTCTAGCAACTAAGCTTACACTAGAACTCTCTCTTGTGTACAATTCGTTATCTGTTTTGCTTAACAAGCCAATCTCATTATCGTTAACATAACCCTCCCTGTTGTAGCTTAAAGAAATACCGTCGTTAATTAAAGTTCCTTCAAGAAGTGGGTAGCCAATAAAGTCTGTAGCTTCTGGGTAGAGAAACTCACCAAACTCGTCAGTTATAACTGTACCGTCTAGGTCAATAAACGGCGAGTTAAATCCTTCCTCGAAGTAAGTTTCAGTACTTAATAGATTAAAGTCTGCTGTTCTGTTATTATTGTTAAACTGGAAGCTTATTTCAGCCGGAGTTATTCCAGAGAGTAAAGGCATTATATAGGCTACAGAGTAGTTTCTTAGCAGAGTATCCGCTAGTGTTATACTTCCTAAGCTGGTGGCTGTAATTTCACTAACCTCGTAGGTATTATAGTTACCCCAGATAATAACCTTAGTACCCACACCCCACTCATGGTATAGGTTAGTAAGAGGGATAATTGTATCCCCTTGTGTAAGTCCTGTTATCCTAGTCATATCAGGCCATAAGGGTGCGCTAATAAATC